CCATCTGTCGCTTCCGCTAGGTGATAATCTGGCATGGTTAGACATACACACCTCCATGGTTAGGATGGTAACCGTATCTATTTTCTGCACTCTTGCGGACACATACTGCATCCCACCATTCTTTAAAACTGCCTAACGAAAGTCGAACAGCGGGAGACAGTGATATGCAAACTCTCCAAGTGTTGTATCCGCTTGGACTGACTCCGCATACCCCAGAGGTGTTTCGACTGTGTAATGAGACGTTTCTTGAATTCTCAATTCGTGTGACCACTCTCAAGTTATCCCATCGAGTGTTCCGTTTATTGTGATCAACATGATCAACATCGTGTGGCGGAAACTTCCCCATCATGTAGAGAACTGCCAAACGATGAGCGTCATATTGCCGCCCAGCCACCCTTATCGGAATGTACCCTGATTTACCGGATAGATTCCGCACGATCCCAACACCAATACGGGTGAATCGCCCCGTATCAGGATCGTAATGAAGATGAACCTTCAATTGCTTTTGCGTGAGACTGCTCATGCTTATGCAGGGTAGGTCTGGTTCATCAGAGCTTCAAACTGACCCAGTTGAGCATCGGGCAGTTGGCTGAACTTCTGAACACCGAAAGCGGTGATGAACTTGCCAAGCTCAGAGGGGTCAGGCATACCAGCAGCGATGTCTTTCAGACGACTCATGATGCGAGTTTTCTGTGTCGCAGCATCATCTACCAGAGTAGGTGTCGGGGCAGCAACAGGAGCAGGAGCAATAGGAGCAGGAGCAGGAGCAGGAGCAGGAGCAACAGCAACAGGCGCGGGTGCTGGAGCCACTGCCACTGGAGCCGGAGCTGCAATTGGCGCAACCACTGCCGGAGCGGGAGCAGCTTTCGTAGTAGTTCGTGAAGCAAGGTAAGCCTCCAGTTCAGTCATAGTGTCGAAGTTAAGTGTAAGAGAAATGTTCATAATTTAATACTCGTTGTGTTGTGTATGTGAACGTGGTATCATAGCACACAATTTATCACAACACAAAGGGTTTATTCAAATGGCTAAGAAAGATCACATTACAATGCGTGTCGATGGGGACATGCACGTTTATTTAAAGAAGATGGCTGCGCGGGAAAATCGACCGCTATCTAATATGATTCACACGTTACTTCGCAAGGCGGTCAATCATGACAAAGCATTGTATAAGGGGGCCAGACAGTGAAAACATTCAACGAACAGCAAATGGGTGACCCTTGGACTTGGGCTTTGTCCGTACTGGTTAAACATCAGATCAAAAGTAAAGACTTGTCAGATCACATAGGCATGAACCGCTCGACTGTCCGCAGCCTGATGAACCAGACTAGTGCCAACCCCAAATACGCCACACTCATTCAAATCCTGCAAGTCTGCATCCAGTTGGAGAACGGTGTGAATCTGGTTTCTCCTGTCGAGGAAGAAGTTGCGCCGAAGCAACTTTCTGAGCTTGAAGATGAACAAGAGTATGATTGGCTGTGACGGGGGTATTGTGCTATGATATATGACGCTCATAAAAAAGGCCCGAAGTTTGAGCTTCGGGCCTCCTAACCAACTACAGAGGAATTACCATGCTGGCAAGCACAAACCACACGATAACACAAAAACAATCCCTGAGCAACCTCAAATTTCTAACTGCCATCTTCGGTGAATACGCACTTGCTGCTCACGTTACCGGATTCATCGAGTCACCATCAGACTTACCCAAGCTGGGACTCAATCACTACTGGGGAGGGAATGCTTGGTATAAAAGACCGCTCGAAAATCCAGACTTCAATAACTTCCTGACCATCAGTACATTCCATGCAGCGGATGACGGTACGCACCGCAGACGCAAAGACCTGTTCGCTGCTGGCTTCGCTATGATGATAGATGACGTAGGCACTGGAACGGGCAGCAAGATCGACCCGTTCATGCTGGGTAGTCTGATGGTAGAGTACCGACCCTCATGTATCATCGAGACCAGTCCTGACAACTACCAGTATTGGTACTTCTATGATGAGCCTGTTATGGATCGAGGTAAGATCGAGGCACTGCTTAAAGGCTTCGTCGCAAAAGGTCTGGTCGATGGAGGTGCTGATCCTGGAATGCTAGGTGTCACCCGCTATGGCAGGCTCCCTGTTGGCTCGAATACTAAGGCAGTGTATGGCGAACCCTTCCGGCATGTCGTGATAGAATGGGATCCTGACCGTCGATACAGCATCGATACGCTGGCAGCTAACTTCGACATCAAACTTCAAGACTACTACCCTGACACTATCGAGGACTTCGGCACCGCTGTTTCTCCAGAGGATGATCCGGTCTACCAGTCACTCAAACGACTAGGCATGATCAAGGGTGTGAACCGCTCCGGTATCTATGATGTCATCTGCCCTTGGGTATCCCAGCATACTGAGCTGCTCGATAACGGCTCTGCTTATCTGGCACCCATGGGTTACCGCTGTCACCACGGACATTGCGAATCGAAGACAGGCAGGGACTTGATGGGTTACCTGCATGGAAAAGACCCTATATACAAAGCTCACTGTGCGGCTCTCTTACCGTTTGAACCTGTAAGTGACCCTACCCCCTCGATTCAGGGAGTTAGTCCAGTAGCGAGTCATCTGGAGGCTCTGGCACCCCTTGGTGAGATGATCACTGAGTTCGATATACAGTTCAATGCAATGCTCCAGCTCCTCGACCCTAACAACCCACTGTCAGCGGAGGGTATATACAGGCTGGTAGCTCAACACTATACCAAATTCAATCCGCTGGAGATTAACCTGTACACCAACCTGATCAAAGGCAAAATGAACTGCACGCTCAAGGTAGCACGCGATCAGATGAAACATGTACGTGCGGAGCTGTTGAGAGAACATCGCAAGAATGGTGTTCTCGATGAGCCAGCATGGAAAGACTTGGAAGGTGACAAGATCATCGGCACCCTCGATAACTTCCGAGCTGTATGTGAGTTCCACGGTATCACTCTCCGCTTCAACCAGATGAACCACTCGATAGATTGTGACATTCCAGGAGAAGACTTCTCAAAGGATGACATCGACAATCTGAACCTCACTCACATGCGCGATGCAATCTCTCGCTACGGTATGAATCACATGCGAACTGGTGAATGGATGAACAGCGTTGCATTCGAGAATGAGTTCCATCCGTTTCGTGACTACCTCGACAAGATCAGCGGACTAAAGATTGACCCTACCTGCCCCACCTTCGCCAAACTATTCTCAACTCTGGACATCAACGTGTTCGGGGATGAGTCAGAGGTGTTTCTTCGCCGCTGGTTGATCTCGATAGTTGCCATGGTGCGCGGTCATGCAGGAGCTGGGGCAAAGGGTTGTCTGACATTGAGCGGTAAGCAGGGATGCGGTAAGACCAGTTGGTTCCGCAATCTGTTCGAGGAAGGTATGTTTCAGGAGGGTATGGTACTTGATCCGCATAACAAAGACAGTATCATCCAAGCCACTAACGCACTGGTCACAGAGTTTGGTGAGCTAGACTCTACCTTCAAGCGAGACATCCCAGCTATCAAAGCATTCATGACCAATCAGTTTGACAAGGTGCGGCACCCATACGCAGCCAAGGTGTCATCGACTCCGCGCCGCACAGTGTTCTGTGCATCGGTCAATGCTCATGACTTTCTAGTCGATCCGACAGGCAATTCAAGATTTTGGGCGGTCTCTGTGAACAAGTGTAATTTCCTGGAAGTGGAGAACATGAGAGCTAGTGGTGAGATCGACATGCTGTGGGCCGAAATTCAAAGCATGTACTACGCTGCGATGGATGGGGTATCCGAGTTTAGATGGTGGATTGGAATTGAGGATGGTGATCTGCTGGATCGAGTGTCTGAGGAATTCGTAAAACACACTGCCGGAGAGACCATGCTTCGAGAGTGCTTTGATATGGATGGGCCGCTGATAGAAGTTGTATCGACTCAGGAGATCATGACAACGTGCGGATTAATGACCAGCGATCACAACTACGGTGTGCGCAAGAATGAACTGATGTCAGCTATCAGACGCATCACAGGACAGCAGCGACAATCATCTCATCGTGTCGGCGGTGTAGTAGAGAAAGGTTACAAGATGCCGCGCCGATTGGGTGCTGGTGGCAAGGCTAGACTAACCGCTGTGTCGATGCCCTTCGAGGCTAGCGATTTTCCTTGGCTCTGAATTGCAGACAAAAAAAAATGCCCCAACCGAAGTCGGGGCGTTGATTTTAAGATAATATATACTTCGTGTAATCAGGACTAGGTGGCTGGTCTATGTAAGTGAAAGCCCCGAATTCAATATCGGGGATGATCACATTCTGAGTCAGCGTCACACCATCCGCATGGGTCAGGGAGGGTTTGGCCTTTCGACCTTTAGCCCTCGCCCGACCCGCTGCTTTGGCACGCTGTAGTGCGCTCTGCTCCACTAGCTGAGTGGGTCAACGTGATCAGATACGTCTTCCGCTGCTTCCGCTACATCCGCTGCTGCATCGATCTCAGCGTTTGCATTAGCATCGTCGTCGTCATCGACCTCAGCCTGTACCAGTTCCTCGATGCGCTCCGCAACGAATCCCTGAATAGCCCGAAGGTCTTCGAGGGTCATTGTGTTGAGCATGTCGAATGCCGCATTGATAGTGAAGGGTACAGCCTTCGCGGTAGCTGCTGGAGCCGCTGCTTTTTCTGCTGCCTTGGCTTCTGCTGCTGCCTGCTTCTCAGGCTTCTTGATGTACTCGATCTGACGAACCGCTTCCTCGATTGAGGTTACACCGTCAGCCTTGACCAGTGCGAACTCAGTAGGGTTAGCTGCCAGTTTCTGATAGCGGGTAGATTGCTCGTAAGAAAACGGAAGGTTGTTTTCTGTTTGCGCCCACTCTTTCCATTTACCGCCATGCTTTTTAACAGCATCTTTCAATGCCAGTAAACGGTTACCTGTATCGACTGCGATGTCCAGCAGGCCGACAGCGGCTTTCAGGATACGATCCTGATTCTTGCCGATCATAACCAGGTTTTGTGCTTCCTTGTTGGTGAATGCCAGCGGCCCTTCGACCACGTTCAGATCGGCGGGTGCTACTGCGGTTGCTGCCTTTTTAACTACAGCCTTTTTAGTTGCTGCCTTTTTGGTTACTGCCTTTTTAGTTGCTGCCATGATAATATTCTCCGTTGAGATTTAAAGTTATGGTGCAAATCGCACCGATCAAAAACCCTGATTAGGATTCTTGTCGCTGTGATCGAGGTAACACAATGTACGCGCTTGTAACATCCTTGTCAACAAGCGATTAAAATTAATTTCAAAAAGTTGCGTCCAAGCAACTTATTTTGCCCTCCTGTCATTGTATGAGGGATGTACCAGTGCTTCCGGTTTGAACTGCTTCAATTCATCCGCAGTAAGCCAGCGGGTATGCTTGCTATTGGCAAACCATGCCTCTGTGAAAGCTAGCCCTCCCTGCCTACCTAGACCATTGCTGGTAAGGTGTCTCTGAATGCCTGAGAAGCTCACAGTGCCATGATCGAAAGCATCAGGCCAGATAGCCTCAATAGAAAATGAAGCCCTTAGATGAGCTGTGAGGTGCTTCTGTTCTAGCTGTGCATCCTCAAGCCTTTTCAGCAAATCTGCCTTTTCAGGATGGACTCCACCTATTGCCTTTTTGTCGATCATCTCAAATCTCCGTTAAACCAGCTACTTTGGCAACTAAACCGCTGTAACTCTCCATGACACGATAAGCTACGCCATGGGTCATGTGGATTTCAACGTACTCCTTGCCATTGTGCTGCTGGACTTTTTTGAAGTGTAAAATCTGATCAGTGTTAATCATCACTTTATCAGACCATCCACCAACGGTTTGAGACACCTCGATAAACTTAGGTGCTACTATTTTGTCGATCATAATATTTTCCTCTGTGCAGTACGAAATTGTACTAGTCTGGATATCCGAAGATAACCAGAATGCTACAATTTACCAGTTTTTATAGTATCCAGTTTTCACTCTCAATGACTGTAGTTTAATTTCAAGCATCTGTATTTTGCTTGCCTGTTGAATATGGCTGTATACTAATACACCTGTTGTCAAAACCCAGCCAAACATCACCATACCAAAATCAATATCCATTACATGTAATCCTCAAAATAGGCTTCGACTATTGGGAAAGACTCTGCGGTTTCATTCAAGTGATTACGGGCAGTACCGTACACCTCGTCACCCCTATCCCAAAACCCAGTACCGTGACCATTGCGGGTAAGCCAAAAATCATGTCCTGCCTGTGCGATGGTGCCTTCCTCGCTGTTGAGATAACAGCAAATCCTGCTATAAAAACACAGGCAATCCAGCGTCGATTCGCGGATAAAATCCTCATCCAATTCCGCATCCGCTGGTGGCTGATCTCCATCGACATCACCGCCTCCAGTTTCTGTGAAATAAATCGCTGCAACATAGGCGTTCAAAAACTCAATTTCATCCTCAGTCAATTCGACATTTAATGGTGTTGTAAAATTCATAATAATATTCTCTTGTGGTAGTGCGAAATTGCACTAGCTAGAATCCAGGTATAGTAGATTCTAGGTGCTGCAATTTAACCGATGTAATGCCAGATTGATCCGTAGACGCTGTTGAAAACCATAAAGAACAATGTAGCGGTTAATACTCCATTGATGTACCAAAGTGATAGCAGGGTTTTCATAGCTGGTCTCCATTCTGTAAAGCTACCAGTGACCGCCTAACTATCTCCATAGCTGCGTTATCGATAAACCATTCCTGTACGCTGCCTTCTAACAGTATGCCTGCCTCACCTTCGAGCAGGGTTTTCAGGTAGTATCTGCTGATGAATTGACCGTGTTTATCATGCTTATAACGTGCATCATAAAACTCGATCAGTATCTCTCCAGACTCGTTTCTCAGACAATCGTCTAAGCCATAGTTAGCGTCAGGCAGGATAGCCACAACATTGAATGGCGTACCTTTATCGTTTACTACTGATGTGATTAACTTTCCCATAATAATATTCCTCTGTGATTGTGCGAAATTGCACTAGTCTGATATCCGAATAGATACCAGAATGGTGTAATTTAACTGTTTGGAAATTTCAGCTTTTCGAGTATGTCTTTGCCAATTTCAACAGCGTTATCGATCATATCATTAGCAGCTTCTGTGAGATAGCTATTGTCACTATCAGGGTAATTACACTCGATACGCCATAAGCTATCTGTGTGGTCATCCAGCATGATACCATTGCGAGACACTGACATAACTATACCGCAATAAAACCAGTTGCATAGTTCCCATTCCCTTCGAGCCTTTAACAATTTAGCTTGTTGTTTATCATTACATCCTGTCACCGATTGATCGATATTGTGACAATCATCGTCATCAATATGCGATTCTGAATCATGTCGCAATGTCGCGGTAACTGTGAACCCCTCAACGTCAACACTGATAGTGTCGTTATCTACAGCGTACTTGTTAAATTTTCCTGTAAATGTAGTCATAATATTTTCCTCTGTGTAGTACGAAATTGTACTAGCCAAAAACCAGGATTAGTGGTTTCTGGATGGTTCAATTTCTAATCTTCTACTGGTGCGAATAGTTCATCATACATATCTGTTTTTATAACCAGCGATGCAAAATCGCTAGACATATCGATGTAAACCATTTCACTATCTTTATGGACGTAAACCGCATTGATAGAGTCAAGCACGTACTCATAAAATTGTGCTTGCACCTCCTTATCGCTGTAGATAGCTGGAACAAAATCTGTGATCCATTCCATCGATTCCTCGATTTCACCGATACTTCCACCAGCCACACTGATACCTCGTGATGCTGAATAGTTGCTGGTGATATCTACCTCGCAGTAGTAATCAAGCATACACTCAAGTCTATCTTCAACTACCTGAATATCAAGGTCGATATCATTGTCATCCATGTAGTTTTTGATCTGATCCATATCGATACCCATATCATACAGAAAATCGAAATAATCAGACTCAGGATTGTAGTAAGTATCCCTAATGTATGCGGTCAATTTCTCATCGATTTCATCAGCAAAATGTTGCGCGGTATCGCCAATAATAGCGTCGATGGTATTCTCATCGTCATTGCTATTTTCCGCTTCGTACGCTTCAAGAATGGTGATTGCTAAACTGTTGTTTTGACACTCAGCATCCCGCACTAATTCATCGATAGATTTGTTTGAATTTAACATAATATTTCTCCTGTGATGGTGCGAAATTGCACTAGTCTGATATCCGCAATGGATACCAGAATGGTGTAATTGCTATTTAATTTGCTTACGCGAAATTAGCTCGTATTGATACCGTGAATCGTCTATCGGATGATTGAAAATTTCGACTCCTGTATAGCAAATCAATCCGCTGGTAGTTGAAAAATCAGTAGTGTGTGTATATGGCCTATGGAATGAAATTAACCCGCCTTTGATCTGGTACACTGTAAGCACACCGATTTGATGGTTGCTAGCGTCCAGCACTCTATCACCTAATTTTAATTTACTGCCAGCTAATAGTTTTGAAGTAGACATAATATTTTCCTCTGTGATTGTATCGAAATTGATACTAGTTAACCGCCAATTACTAGCGGTTAAATGGTTCCAATTTACAGTTACTTCGCTATCTGCCATTCATCAAGATTATGCTCTGTTAAATACAGGTAAACGTATAGACCATGTTTGAGAGGAACCTTGACCTTTTCAGGGCTGCGTTTCCAGGTTTTTGGCTTACCATTCACTCGCACTCTCGATGGTGTACCATCCCTATTTTCAGAGATTTTGTGGTGTAAGATAGTGCCAGTTTTCAGAGTTTTTGCTTCTGATAATGTGATTGCTTTAAACATAATATTTCCTCTGTGATTGGTAACAGTGTTACACACTGATTACCAGTTGGTGCGAAATTGCACTAGTTTGGCTATCCGAGAATAGCCAAAATGGTGTAATTGCTATTTATTTTGGTTAAGCCAATCCCTAACGAATATAATATCATCGACAGGTATTGTGCTAATAGGCATATAGCGTACAAAAGTAGGCAAATGATCCGCTTCAATCATCCATATTTGAATGTCATCGAATGCGTAAAATCCCTGTAAAATAGTGCGGATTCTAGATTGCTCTCGCTGCCTGATTTGCTCTGCTGATTTTGGCATAATATTTTCCTCTGTGATTGGTAACAGTGTTACACACTGATTACCAGTTGGTGCGAAATTGCACTAGTCTGAGTGCCTGTAAACACTCAGAATGCTGCGATTTTAGAAAAGTAACATTAGGCTACTGGTCAGGATATAACTACCCATAAAAACCGTGACAGCGTATGCGGTAATCATACTGGTAGACCAGTTATAACCAATGTTCGCGGATGCTTACCTTTTTCGACCTTTACAATTTTACTGATAAATTCAGAAGCTGTGATAGTGCCAGCGGACATGTCGATTATAGGTCTGTTTGGTTTTCCTGCGATTTTGCGCTTACCATCCACCTTGCAAACTATGACAAGGCTATTTGGCGAATTGACAATATCAAATCGCATACCATGGTGGATATTGGCATTTGTCAATACCGCACCTTCCAGCCATATTCTAGGTTTACCCCTATTCATGCCAATTTTACGAGTGACTAATGGTGATTTTTTCATAATAATATTCTCTTGTGGTAGTGCGAAATTGCACTAGTCAGGATAGCAGATTGCTATCCTGAATGGTTCCAATTTAACCTTTTAACATTGTAACATTGTAAAATCTTTCTTATCCAGTACGCCGGCTTTTACCAGTTTGCCGTCTAAAAACATATTGAACACGGTCAGCCCATCATCGTCAGTATACCGCTCAACGCTGATTGTGGCTAGCTCATGCGAATTACTAGAGCTAGTGCCTACTCTGATTTCTTGCCTAAATCCATCGCTGCCGAATGAGCAATCGCTTTTTCGTTTTGGATTTGAAATGATGTTATAGATAGGTGATGATTTCATAATAATATTCTCTTGTGGTAGTGCGAAATTACACTGATAAACCGTAGTGGCTTATCGCTGTAATCCGCTGGTCATTTCGACCGCCACTATTGACGGTCGCTGATTCACAAAAGAAGAATATATTATTTAGCTAGTGTTGTAAGGTTTACAGTTTCTTTCGATCTCAATGGGGCTGCTACCTCTGCTAGCTGATTCTATGGCGATTTGGGTCAGGGAAGAATAGTATGCCCTGTTTTGTTTTGGCAGTGCGGGGTATCTTGTATGCGTCAAATTCGCGTCCGCTTCTGTTTTTTCTAGCTCTGCTACTCTTGGGTAGAATCTTGCTGGTTTTCGCTGGCCGCCTTGCCATGGGAATCAATATAGCGCCTAGTTTGCGGATAACAAGTTTTATTTTGCATTTGTCGCATATTGAATAGTAATCCGCTGTTTATGTCGCATTTACGACAGCCTATTCATCACTGTGTGTAGAATCGGTAACGCTGATAGAGAGGTTATCACTATTGCTATATAAGTAACAGGCATTATGAATTCTCACTGTCAGGTTTCTATGTCATTGAATTTAAAGGAATGTTACGTTGTTACTCTTTTTACCTGATATTTTGAAGGCATTGTGTATTTTTTACTAGTGTGATTTTATTTCAATATGGTCAGTAGAATACCGGACTAAATCGGTAACAATGGTTACATTTCGTGTAGCCTCAATATCATGCGGTCAAATCCAGACTCTGAGCGTTATTGTATACGTTTTGGGTATGAGCTAGCGAGTAGGCTATCAGCGTTACCGATTCTACACTTGATAGCCCAGTAATCACTACCTTGATAATCGGTAACACTAACACTCAGACTATCAAGAATAACAACACTCAGACTATCAGGCATTGAGGCTATCATGATACTGAGGCTATCATGGCATTGAGGCTATCATGGCATTGAGGCTATCATGGCATTGAGGCTATCAACACTAGTGCGGATGAATAGCAGACTATCAGGCACCCAGCAGTAGCCACCAAATCCAGGAAAACAATGTACCCGCACACGGGAGCGTTATTGTATGCGCGAGAAGCGACCCCCACCCCCCGAAAGCGCCGAATCGATCTTACTATTACCACCCACAGTGTTGCAAAATTCAAAAATGAAAAAAAAATCTGACAGTTGTAGTGTCACCCAAGAACGCAGAAACGCAGACACACTGACACCCTCACTACCATATCTCAAAAAATCGAATCCTTGACAACAGAAGCACATGCGGTTACTATCGCGCACATGAGCAATGTAATCGACCACCCCAGCAGCGTTAATGCGCGGACAGATCGCGACAAGGCGCGGGAGAACCTAGCCCGACAGCTACGCACTAATCAGATGATGCGTGAGTCGGCGCGGGAGCGAATAAATGCTAGCCAGATCATTGACCAGATAGGTGAGATCGAGGCGCAGCTCATGGGGAGTTACACCGAAGGGACGAAAGAACACATCGACACCGCCACTGGGGAGATAACCAAGGTCACCGTGCAAACACCGATCCCAATGGAGAGGGAGATCATACAGGCGCTCAAGATAAGAGCGGATATCAAGTTCAGGCTGCTGGGGAAGGTGCTGCCTGACCTCAAGGCTACTGAGTCGATCAGTCATAATGTGCATGATCATCAGCACGCGCACCTTCACGCGCCTGTGTCATCCGTTGAGATGGCTACGCGGATACAGCTATGGCAGAAGCAGATCAAGACGCAGAAGCAGGAGGTTAAGGTGATCAACGAGATACCCGCGACTACGCTGATGCTAGCGTCACTGGAGCATAAGCCTGCTGGGGAAAGTTGCGTCGAAGCAACTTTTGAGAGGGAGTACGACTGGGAATGAAGATTTCGAGACTGATCGACTGGTGGAGAAGCGAGGGTTCTTACCATCGCACCAAGGCTGATGAGAAGCCGCACCGTACACAGAAGGCTAACGCTCAACATGCGGAGTATCATCATGGACAGGCTGACGCATTGGAGCGGAGCGCAACTGAGTTGGAGAATAGCTTATGAGCAACAAGGGCGGAGGGGGAGGCATCAAGGCGAAAGGGGTAAACCAGCCATGGTTCAATAACAACGTAGCCAAGCGTCGAAAGGCGCGGAAGGTAGAGGCGAGAGCGAGGAAGAAGAATCGATGAGCTACGACGATGACCTTAGCTTCCTCGACGGTCTATCGAGTGACATGCCTGACTTTGAACACATGTCGTTCGAGGACACGGTAAACTTTGTCGAAGCACTGTCCGATGCCGAGAAGCGGAACATGCTGGAGAGCATGAAAGACAAGCAACCCAGTCTGCTACCACTTCCAGGTCCTCAGACGATGGCGTGTGAATCGGAAGCCGACCTGACGTTATATGGCGGAGCCGCTGGTGGTGGTAAGACCTTCCTAGCCATCCTGTTAGCCCTGACACGCCATATACGCACGCTCATGATACGTAAGGAAGCTAGCCAGCTCTATGCTGTGCAGGATGAGATTGAAGGTCTGCTAGGCAGCAGGGATGGCTTCAACAGCCAAAACGGGATATGGAGACTACCAAACAATGAGATCACTGACCCCTATGGTGAAAAGCCTTCACGACAGATACGCTTCGGTGGACTTAACAAACCTGGAGACGCAGCTAAGTATCAAGGTGCGCCTCGTGACTTACTGATCGTGGATGAGGCAGCTAACATCACCTTCGAGGAGTTTGTATTCCTTACCGTATGGGAGCGTACAGCCATCATAGGGCAACGAACGCGCACCATCCTATGCTCTAACCCCCCTACGGATGCAACGGGCATGTGGATGGTCAGGCTATTCGCCCCATGGCTCGATCCTGAGAATGACAACCCTGCTAAGGACGGAGAGATACGCTGGTTCATCACTGTGGGTGACGACGACATCGAGGTAGCAAACGGAGAAGAAGTTGAGATCGACGGGCAGTTCTACTCGCCCCAGTCTCGTACCTTCATATCAGCCAAGGTCGATGATAACCCACACATGATCGCGTCAGGGTACAAGCGGAAGCTACAGCGGTTGCCTACCTACCTACGTGACCGGATGCTACACGGACACTTCCTATCCAGCCTTGAAGACGATGAGATGCAAGTCATACCGACCGACTGGGTAGAGGCTGCGGTACAACGCTGGAATGAAAGCCCCGACATGTCTGATCGCCGCATGACCGCGCTAGGTGTTGACCCAGCGAGAGGTGGAGCGGATGAAATGGTCATGTCACCCATACATGGAAATTGGTTTGCACCCTTAGTCAAGATTCCAGGTATAGACGTACCTACTGGGCCTTTGGGTGCAGCAGAGGTTGTGAAGGCGCGGAGAGATGCTGCCCCGATCAAACTCGATGCTATCGGCGTAGGCACTAGTGTATATGACAAGCTGATGGAGAATGAAGTTGACGTTGAGCCTATGATCGGAAATGAGGCTACCGACGAGATAAGCAAAGACGGTCTGTTCCACTTCAAGAACAAACGTGCGCTATGGTATTGGCGAATGCGGGAGGCACTCGACCCCGAGAGTGGTAACAAGATATGCCTGCCACCCGACAAGAAGATGAAAGCTGACCTGTGCGTATTCACGTACAAAATACTCGAAGGTAACATCATACAGGTTGAATCCAAGCCACTAGCCAAGAAGCGGATAGGTCGATCTCCTGATGCGGGAGACAGTGTGATATATGGTAATAGTGGCTCTAAGATGCTGTCAGACTTGCGTAGAGGCTCGAAAAGGTTTAAAGTAATAACGACATCATCCTACCGACAGAGACAAATGCAATGACAGAGGAAGCAACCCCAATCAAACCCCCCATGACTCAGGAACAGGTCGAGTCATGGATCATGCTGAAAGGCCAAGGTAAAGACCGCTGGTTTACGATCCGCATTCTCGACGACGAGGTGGGGCAAGACCCGACCATGATCGCCCTGATGGAAACTGTCAGTGACATGATCTTCGCAGGCATTCAGGACTTACCATTTCAGGAAGCCGAAGTGTTGCGAAAGAAGCAACAAGGCAAGGTTTCCAAGGCTGTTAAAATTGAGGTGGTGAAATGAGCGGCGGCGATCCGTGGAAGCATCGTAGTAAGGGCATGTGCTGTGCAACGTGTATGTGGTATGTCGAAAAGGGAAAGTCGAAAAACAACTTTGGGAGATGCCGGAGACACTCCCCTTCCATGTCAGGCTATCCGGCTGTATTCGGTAATGACTGGTGCGGTGATCACAAACTTGACGAGACAAAACTATGAAACTGCAAGAAATTAAATCGAGGTTTGATGCCTTATGGGGAATTCGCAAAACTCCAGAACAGACATGGGACTTGATCGAGAAGTACATAAGTCCGATCAGGGGCGGGAAGTTCTTTCAGGATCAATCGAGCGAACACGAGATCGATTGGCGTCGAGGCCGCGATGTGTTCGACTCGACTGCCGTACTCGCGGCAAATACCTTAGCGTCCTCTGTTCACGGTGCATTGACGAATCCATCGAGCAAATGGTTTGAGTTGCGATTCAGAGAGACCGCACTTAACGACGATGACTCAGCGAAAGAGTGGATACAAGCCTGTACCATGGCTATATGGCACGCACTGCAAGAGTCAGACTTCAACCTACAGATCAACGAAGCCTACATCGATCTCGTAGCGTTTGGAACGTCCTGTGTCGTAGAGGAAGCGGAGAGTGAAATCTCATGGCAAGGGTTGAACTTCTCAACACTGCCTATCCGCGAAGTCTACTTCGAGCAAAATCACAAGGGAGGCATTCTCAACTTCTACCGACGATACGAGTGGAATCCACTTCAAATCCTCGACAAGTTTGGTGAGGATGGCACACCCGATTTAATCAAGGAGAGAGCAAAGCAACCCTCTCAGGCTGATACAAAGTATCGTGTCATCATGTGTATCTATCCGCGCAAGAACGGAAAGATGGATACCAGCAAACCAATTCAACCGAAGAACCGACCCTTCGGTGTGAAGTATGTCTTACATGAGACATGTGAGATGCTGGGTGAGGAAGGGGGTTATTACGAGATGCCATCATTCATCGCACGTTGGCAGAAAGCCAGTGGTTCCGCTTGGGGCTTCGGTCCTGGAACCATGTGTCTCAGCGATGTGATGACACTCAACACAATGGTAGAGCAGCGGTTGTCCTCTGCTGCGAAAGTCATCGATCCCCCTGCACTGGTTACTGAGCGAGGCATGTTATCCGATCTCGATCTCAGACCTGGAGGACAGAGTGTGGTACGTGACATCAAGGGTGTCGCACCCTACGAGTCAGCAGCACGCTTCGATGTGGCCGACCATCTGATCACAGGGTATCAAGAACAGATCAATAAAATGTTCCTTGTGGATCGGCTCGAACTGAAAGAGTCACCAGCCATGACAGCGACCGAAGTGAATGCGCGGTTTGATCTCATGCAGCGGTTGCTTGGGCCAGTCTTCGGTCGTTTGCAAACTGACCTGTTAGACCCGCTAATCGAGCGAACCTTTAGCATTCTGTTACGTGGCGGTCAGTTTCCACCTATGCCGGAAATCCTAGCGAACCATGAAGGTGACTTTGATGTTGACTACGTTGGGCCGATGGCGAGAGCGCAGAAGTCTGACGAGATTGGCATGATCAATCAGTGGCTTGGAATGATGGCAGAGATGGGTCAGGTATTTCCTGAGATGGCAATACTACCTGATCCTGCTGCTGCTGGACGAGAACTTGCGAAAGTGATGAACGTACCAGCAACTGTTGTTCGATCCAAGGATGAAGTGGACGAGATAGTCAAGAAGAAGGAGCAGGAAGCCTTGCAAACCAAACAGCTAGAGATGGCTATGGCTGGAGCAGAAGGTGCGAAGAATCTCGGAGCGGGTGCCAAGAACATGGCAGACGCTGGGATGTCAGTACAATAATTAAACTTATCGGGAGATAAATAAATGAAGAAGCTATACGTAATGATCGGAGCAATGCTTGCGTTGTTCGCAACACTGTCACCTGTTCAGGTGAACGCTGCTGGGCCATGTCATATTGGTGAGCTGTTCGTTTGTCCAATCTACTGTCTGGTTGTCGAGGGATCGAGAGCAGAACTTGGCGGTCAGTGCGCCGGAACTAAGGAGAAGGAAGTAGCAACGTAAGTTGCTTCGACGCAACTTTTTTAAATTACATTTTCGGAGAGAACGATGAACAACCCTATTATGAAATATTTTGAGTACGCCCATCTGCCAGTTCACCTACAGCTTGTGAGTAAACCTATCGGTGAGCTGGCAGCACAGATGGACAGCCAACTGCCTCAGTGCGCTGAGACTAGCGCGGGACTCCGCAAGCTCTTAGAAGCGAAGGACTGTCTTGTCCGTGCGGCGTTGTCATAATGCCCACATCAGTAGAAGACATTCGCCGCAGACTTCGCCATAAGTCTGCGGCAGTTACAGAGTTTATGAACTCCCCAATCGGGAAGTCCATTATCGAAGCTCTGGAAGAAGAATTTTTTAATGGCGAACTTTTTGACCCCGATCCCTATGCAACCGCATTCAATTGTGGTCGTCGGGATGTGGTCGTTTACTTACAACAGTTAAAGAATTATCCTTCGGAGGATATCAGCAATGCCACTTGAATTACCTGACGGTTGGAGAGACCAACTACCCGAAGACATCAAAACGAACGGAGTGTTCGATGATGTCAAGACTATTGACCAGATGGCTACGATGATTGTCAATGGTCGAACTGCACAAGCACACTCCATACGAATTCCTGGAAGTGATGCAAATGCTGAGACTCGCACAGAGTTTCTGACTGACCTACAAGGCAAAGTACCAGACCTCGTGTATGTTGGTGAGGGGGCCGATCTCTCAAATGTCTATGACCGTATGGGTCGTCCAAAAGAATCGACTCAGTACGAGCTGGGAGACATTCCCGACCCCTTGACAGGTAACTTCGAGAACCTGACGAAGAAAGCTCACGAGTTAGGTCTGTCGAAGACTCAACTCAAAGGCATGACCGAAACTATCCTCGGTGATTTCAACGACAGCATGAACGAACAGGCTGGCAAGATGGAGAAGACAAAGCTGGAGTTGAAGACAGAGTATGGAGATGCGATGTCGGACAAGCTGGGTGTTGCGTCAGACTTTGCAAAACAGTTAGGCTTCGATGCTAACTTCTCAGCAGCTATCAAGGACGGCATGATGGGTCTTGAGAACATGAAGGCTTTCGATAAGATCATGGATGGTTTTGAGTCAACAGGCCCACGTATCGGCGGAGAGCTGGGAGATGGCGGTCGAACTAACATCACTCCCTACGAAGCGGAGCAGCAGCTTACGGAGATGCAGAACAACAAGACTCATCCGTTTAACAACCCCAGTGACCCCATGCACGCACAGGCAAAACAGAAGTTTGTGGAGTTGGTTACTGCTGCGGAATCTGGAAAAGTTCAAACTGAGACTGAAAAGTTTCGAGCGGCTCAGAATTCTGGTTGACAAATCGTGGGCTTGGGATGTATAATCGCGCCCAAGTCCACGACAACTACCCGCAACGGCTGGTCGTTGGATAAATTACAGGGCCGACCTTTTCGGTAGCTACCCTTCCAAACCAAACTTATATGGAGGATAGCTAAAGTGGCTACCGATATCGATAAAGTCTACATCTCAACATTCGAGCGCATACTGCGCCATCTCGCCCAACAGGGCATCACCCGCTTACGTCAATACGTTACTGAACGGTCAACCAATGGTACAGACCACGGTTGGGAACGATTGACTGCTTCAACGTCAACCCCGAAAGCTGCTGGTCTGGTAGCTACCCCGTCAACTGGTGGTACGTACTCCAGACGACTGTCTGTTGCTGCAACCGAACATGCAGGCGACAGCACCCAGCACGAAGACATCGTTCAGATGCTCATCGACCCCAACAGTAATCAGGCAATGTCTCTTGCCATGGCGATTCGTCGCGCATGGGATGACAAGATCATCGCTGCTGCCACTGGTGATGCGACTGACGGTGACGGGGTAGCTGTTGTATACGATACTGCGAATCAGCAGATCGTTGCTGCCAGTCAGATCACTTTCGATCTGGTCACTCAGGTTCAAGAGAAGTTCCTGGAAAACGACATCGAACTCGATACCGAAAAGGTTTTCGTTGTTGGGCCGAAGCAGATTCGCAAGCTGATGCAGCTTACGGAACAAACCAGTGCTGACTACGTGGCTCGTGAGATGCTACAGAAGCTGTCTACCACTGGCATCTGTGCAAACTGGATGGGCTTCACATGGGTAATGTCTACCCGCCTTAACGTCACCGCTGGTACGCCTGATACGATTGACTGTATCGCGTTCACCAAACGTGGACTGGGTATGCAGATGAACCGCGACATGCTGGTTCGTGTTGCAGAAGACCCAAGTCAATCTTTCGCATGGCGCATCTACTGCGCTACCACATTCGGTGTGGTTCGTGTGGAAGACGAGCATGTTGTCTGGTTGCAGGTAGAAAACACCTAAGACCCCTGATGGGGAAAGTTGCTTCGACGCAACTTTCCCCATTTTCATTTTCATTATTTAAATTGGAGAACTTCAAATGGCACTAACAAAACACATGACACAGGGCGATCTTTTACGGATTCGCAAGCTCATGGCTCAAGGCGTAACCGACATTGCTACGATTCAAGCGACTGTCCCTATTTCAACTCCACGTATTCAGCAAGTTCTGAATGCCGGACTGGAAGGCCCAGCACAGGCAGCAGCAGCACAAGCTGCTAAAGATAAAGCTGAACTGGCAGCAGCCAAAGCAGGAGAAGCAGCGCAAGCAGCGGACAAGGCAGCAGCAGTAGCAGCCAGTCTAGCTGTAGCAGCAGCACCCGCTGAAGCTGGTCCTGACGTTCCTGACGTAAAGCAACCGACTGCTGCACAGAAAGCAAAAGCGAAAGCTGCTGCCAAAGCTGCCAAAGTCGATCCAATCAGTTAATCTAACGGAGTACGTTATGATCAGAGGTACAAAAAACGAGGGCATTTCAAGCCTGACCAAAAAGCGACACGAGGCTTTGGGGTTGATCGGAGGCGGCATCGGAGGCGAAAGTCTTGAAGCCGTTCATGTCATCGCCACTGGCGAGATGGTAGAACGGGCAGATGCGGTTTCTGATCATACCACTACCGTCAGTGACTTTCCATCGGACGCATTCAACGGAACTTTCGAGTAAGTCATGGCTAGTAGCGAAGTAGCTATTTGTAATATAGCACTGGGCTGGTTGGGCGGCGATCTGATCATTAGTCTCGATGATCCTAGCGTCGAAGCTAAACTTTGCAAGGCGAACTATGGACCGCTACGTGACGCTGTACTAGAGGAGCGTGAGTGGACGTTCGCTGTTAAACGCTTAGAGTTCTCCCAATTACAGGATGCGCCTCTCTACGGCTTCGACAGAGCCTTCCAGATACCTCCGCAGGTCATACGTGTATTACAGGTGTCGTTGTTCGATGCCTCTGTCACTGAGTCCGGTGCAGGTGCTAACGGTTTCCGTGCCAGTGCGCGATCAGGGACAGGCCAAGGCAGGGAGACTAGAATCGAATGGTTGAGGGAAGGTGACACTGTTGTAGCCAATAGTGCAGAGCGGATAGTATCGCGGTCATTGATCAGGATCACTGACACAACCAAGTTCTCACCAGCTTTCGATCAATGCCTTGCAGCGCGGATTGCAATGGATTTGGCTATCCCTATCACCAATAGCGAGAAGATGCAAAAGTCAATGGCTGCGATGTATGGTGAGAAGATATCTCTCGCCGCTTCCAGTGACGGTATGCAGGGTCGGTCGTATAATGTCCGATCCGATTCTCTGACGATGGTGAGATGAAGTGCCAAAGCTACAACGCAGCAATTTAAGTTTCCAAGCAGGAGAACTATCCCCTCGTTTTTTCGGACGTAGTGATACCGAAATCTATTCTAAGGGTTTGGCTATTGCGGAGAACGTGTGGATCGATAAGCGCGGCGGCGCATTCAAGCGAGGCGGTTTAGAGCATGTCGCACGAATTGATGCCAACGATGCCCGACTTTTCACTATCCAAGTCTCCCGTGTCCAATACTACACCATCGTCGTATTCCACGATCTGCTTCTAGCCAAGGGTCAAATGCTGATCGTGGCTCCAGGAGCTGGCCTACTTGGAAACAATTTACTGACCAATGGTAATTTTGCCGGTGTTGGAGTTGGATGGAACAGTAGTGTTGAACCAGCTAGTTCACAGGTACTGTTCAATGTAGGCGAGGCTGTATTACGACCAGAGCAGGATAATCCAGAATCAGTTGTTAATGGCAATTTCCAACAGCAAGGACTTGACTGGACTTTGCGAGAGCAACCCGCAGCATCAGAGGTTACTTTTACTGTCGGGTCTTGTAGCATGATTCCCCGAGGTAACAATGGTGACGTTGCAGGTATCGCGCAACAACTGACTGGCACAGCAGGAGAAGTCCATACGATAAAGGTCACTGGTGATTTCGGCGGCGATACGAAACTGATGGTAGGCAATGCAGAGGGCGATGCCACATACCTTGATACTGTGATCAATAACTTGTCTTCGGGGCAAGAGGTTCAATTCACTCCAGCAGCTTCACCTTTTTGGATTACCATTGACTGTGAAGGGCTTGCGGGAACATACGCCACACTAGAAGATGTGTCAGTAGAAGAACAGATCATAAAGACAGCAGCGATATCACAAATGGCAACCGTAGTTGCGGCTATAACCGATCCCCATCTGGTCATTATCGGACAGTCGGGTACAGAGCGGTTGCATGTACTGATCGGCACAACCGAAGGTGCTAGTGACATTGCGGCTTTCGACTCTACTGCCCATGAGATCAGTGGAGTCTTCACACCAAACAATGCTACCTACTGGGTAACAGTGTTGGCTGATGGAGATGAGATTGTCGAGGCCAAAGTTAATAATGTCGCTACTGCGGCGGAAGCTGCAAGCCATCCTTTGGGAGTGGTGATGGACGCTCCATGGACGGAGACACAGCTCAATGAGCTTCACATGGTAGAGGTGCCTAGTGGTAAAACTTTGTATTTCACTCATCCAAATGTGCCAGTATACAAGCTGATATACGACCATGCTCTTGACACATTCGTTCCATTGGCAATAGTGGATTTCCTCAACCCTCCTCCTCAATGGTCAGGTACAAACCATCCGGCTACCGGAGCGCACTTCCAAGGTCGCTTATGGCTTGGTGGTTCTCCTGGAGAAGGGCAAACTATGTGGGCCTCAGTGTCAGGTTCTCCAGAGGACTTTACAGTGACAGGCGGCGAAGACTCGTCAGCACTGGAATTCACCCTACAGGAATTCGGTCGTATTGAATGGATGCTTGGCACTAAGAACCTGTTGATTGGCGCGGAGAACGGTGAGCATATCGTAACCTCTGACTTGGGTGTTATTACTCCTAGCGATTTTAAAATCGAACAGCAATCTTCGTTTGGATCAAATAACATGCAGGCTCTCCAAGTAGGTGAGAAGGTGTTTTATTTGACCCCTGACGGGCGTAAGCTCAGAGCCATGGCTTATCAATGGCAAGAGAATAACTGGCTGTCACAAGACCTCACGTTCGCCTCAGAGCATGTGACACAGGGTATCGGCATTCGCAGTGCATGGTCGCAGAATCCAGAGTCTATATTCGCCATAATATTGAAAGATGGCACTATGGCAATGCTGACCTATGATCGTACAGCAGAGACAGTTGCATGGACTCGTATCGTCACTCCTGACATGCTTCTTAAAGATATAACCACGGGTCGTCGTGATGGTATAAACGAGCTAGTGACAGTTGGTTCGCGTGTGGCAGGTAAAATTGATGTTGAAGCTAGTTCATCAACTAAGCAGAAGTTGGATTCGTTCGTGTCCGTGTTTGATGCAGGGGGTACTGACATCATCACAGGACTTGAGCATCTTGAAGGAAAGACAGTGCGCCCGATTGTAGATGGAGCGGTCAACCCGTTAGTAGTAGTGGTTGGAGGTCAAGTCACCACACAGCAGACCGGACAACAGCTATACGCTGGCATTCCTTATAATGCTACTATCAAGACCTTACCGCCAGATATTCCACAAGATCAGATACGTTCATGGAAAAAGCGATGGAACAAAGTGTGGGCGTTAATGTACCTTTCCAAGCAGCCTATCATCAACGGCACCAGACCTCCTGATCGTACACCCTCGACCCCGATGGATACGGTAGAACCTAATACCTCTACGCATTACAAAACGGCAAACTTGGGTTGGGATGACTTCGGGCAGGTCACAATTGAAGAAGACTTGCCAGTTAATATGAACGTGCTTGCCATATACGGTGAGATGAGAGCGGAGGATATATAATGGGCATGTTTGATATGTTTTTTGGAGATGGCGGCGAGTACGAAGCCAAACGTAGAAATACTAAATCGGCACACGATCTGTTCGGTAGAAGCGGAGCAGCTTACACAGGGAATCGTGAACAGATAGGAACCCAGTACGGTAAAGATTTGTCTGCTGCTAGAGCGCGAATGGGAGCCAGCGGTGCGTCTTCAACCGAAGGCCCAGCATGGCAGAGGATCGTCGGCGGGTTATCTTCTCGTCGTGATGAAGCACTTGCACGGGTACAAGGTGAGCAAGACGTATTTGAAGCCAGCACTTCCTATCAGTTAGTGAGAGAAGACTTTGCCAGTATGGGGCAAGTTAAACAGATAAGAAAATCAAGACCTATGGACGGTGGACAATCCAAAGGTAGAGAAGCGTATTATGTGCCAACTTATCAAGCTGAGGGTATGACAGGAGAGAGTTTTCTCAATGATGAACAAAAGGGAATGGTTAAAGACAGCGGTTTATCCACTAGATCGGACTACGCCGCCAGCATCAAACCAAGCTGGGAAGAATATCAAGAGTTTCGCTTCGGTTCGGATGAGGATAAGGCTGCTTTCTCCGACAGCATGACTAGCCGGATCGAAGCGTCTAATATCAAGTATGGGAAAATACAGGCACAGGATACTGTGATAAGGGCGGCGCGAGATGAGGCGAAAAGAAAAATGTACGTGCGCGATCAAAACAGGAAATAGGAGAAACTAATGCCTTGGGTAATGCTAGCGGTCACGATATTTGGAGCAATCCAAAGCTATCAGGCGGGTAAGCAGCAAGAAGCGTTGGCGCGAGAACAGGCTGCATTGGCTGATCGCAACATGGTTCTTGCCAATGAAGAACTGGGAGAACAAATTCGTCGTCAGTCCGAAGAAGACAAGCGAGTACGCTCAACAGCACTGGCTAGAGCCGCAGCATCAGGCGCGGAGCTATCAGGCTCACCGCTTGCTTACCTTGACTATATGGAGGAGGAGCAAGGGCGGCAACTTAACTGGATGAAGACCGCAGGAGCTTCTCGTATCCGCTTGCAGAATGAGGGCGATCAGATTCGAGCCAGTGCTGGGATAATGAAAGGGAAAAATCAACAATGGGATGCACTGTTCACTGGAGTATCTGGTGCTGCGGGTATCTCAAATAAGTATGGGCTGTTCACATGAAGCTACCTGACGTAAAATACAGACAGGTTGAAACGGTCGGTCGGCATGACTTGGGCGCACTTGATGCTATGGCTGCTGCTGTCGGACAACGTGGTCAGGTGATGCAGCAGGGCGCGGGGATGCTGGTCAGCGCATCTCAGGACTACCTTGATAGAAAGCAAAACGCCGAATACGACGATCAGATTGCATCGATGCAGATTGAGTTTGACGAGTGGAACAAACAGTATGGGGCCAAAGACGTATTCACTGCTGATGAGGTTACAGCGTTGGGATTACCTAGCCATCTCATTAACACTACACAAACTACAAGTGATGGTGGCGGGAGACAGATAAAGTCTAAGCGTGACAACATTCCTGCATACGAGGTATACCCCCATCTGCTTAGAGCTAAACTAGCAGGCATGACAGCGGACAAGGTTGAGAAGATTAGCAACCCTCATCTGCGTAAAGAGTTTGCACGTAAGGCAGATGTCAATGCAGCGAATCTCAACTTGCAAGCAGCGTTCAATGCGGAGAACCAGCAAGAGAAGTTCGTGCTCGACAAAGCTATATTCGATTATCAGAATGCAGGTGACCGAGGAGATGGGATAGCGGGAGAATTCTACATCGATGGAGCAGCTACCGACGATCTCCACAAGGAGAAAATGCGACAGGATTTGTACTACCGTGTAGAGTATTCTGACGCTTCCGGTGCTTTACGATCTAATGACCCTGAGACTGTCATGGTTTGGCTGTCAAGACTAACCGATCCCCAATACGAAGGAGACCTACCGGAGCCACAACGTCAGGCATTCGCTGGTGCTTTACAAACGAAACTCGATATCTTGGGTGCCAATCAAGTAGCGGAACTAGATCGGCAAGAGGGTATCCGGTTCGTCAACATGGTTGAGAAAACCAAAACAGGTGGATCGTCATTGGCCGAAATCCAGGAAGGGTTCGACAAGCATGTTATCGATCCTGACGATGCGGAAGGATGGACAGCGGCCCAGTATGGACGTTTGATGGACTTGCAACGTGGCTATGAACAATCAGTGATAGTAGAGGATCGACGACTTGAAGCTGAACGTGTGGCTCAAGAGAAAGCCGACAAGATTCAAACAGACAAGGCTTATAAAAAGGCCAATGGGTTGTTCATCAGTGATACCCATGCGGGGATAGATAAAAACGAGGTTCAGATACCTGATGTAGAACGTAGCTATGCTCAGTATCTTGATAGCCTTGAAACTGGAATACCGAATCCTAATACGGTGAATGCCAGCCAGCGTACAGCTCTACGTCATCACATCATGGAGCGTGACAACAAGGCGAAAAAGGCTACTGAGGATTTCACCCTTGGCAAAGCACTTGTCGATGGTAAGCAACCCGCCAATCGTGAGAACGGTAAACATCAGACAGGGATAGACAAGTATGTGGAGGATATGCAAATAACCAGTGTTAGCGAACTAGTAAAGATCACTCAAGATACTAACATCATGCCACAGGTGATGGAGGATGCTGTTGTTCATTCTGCATATAACCTGAAAGACGGGGAAGGTATTCCAGGTTTAGCAGTATGGGGGTCTCTCAGTAAAAAAGGGATGCACGGTAAAATGGACGTTGGAGCTTCCGTTGGTGATCTGATGAACACTGCATGGGAATACCATCGCAACGGTATGAGTGCGGAGGAGTCATTGACTAAGGCTCACGAGCTTTCTCAGATGCCAGAGTCGGAGCGTGAGTACAATAAAAAGGCGTACAAGGAACTGAATGCTTACGACAAGAACATGGGTTTTCTCGAAACTAAGATGGAGGACGACGAAAATAGCCTCTACCCCTTTGATGCCGGATTCACTAAGGCTGCCACGGCTCCCAACTCACAGATGGGTGCAGCCTATCAATATTTGGTGGCTAAAGAATTCGAGCGGACAGGCAATCTGGATTTGGCACGCAATACTGCATGGAACAAACTGACCGAAGTGTGGAGTCCGTCTGGTGTAGGTGTCCGCATGGAAGGTATCGAAATCAGCAGCAAGGTTCGCCCTGACAGGTACGGTGTTGAACGTACCCTTGGCATTACCACTCCAGTAGCCAACAACCGTCTTGCAGCCTTTGCCGCAGCCAATGAGCTTGATGTCGGCACCATCATTGTGAATGGTGACGGGTTCACAGCCAGAGATGGTAAGTCATGGCAGATCATGGTGGTTGATCCTGATACCCTCATGATGGATCAGTTGGTTGATATTGAAACAGGGTTGCCAGTCCGCTGGATTCCTGCTGATTGGGAAGATGAAGGCAAGAAGTACGGCTACGAGCAGAGTGTACAGAAAGCCATTGACGAGAAGGCTAGACAAGAGTCGTTGAATATCACTCCTCCTCCTAGTAGAAAGAAGGGTAAAGACATAAGAGAACTTCGTAAAGGTCTTTCTAGCTATGAGTGATAACCTACCAGTCTCAACCCTACGCCGATATGGTGAGCGAGACATTGCCATTCAGGAAGATCAAGAGGAGCAGAAGCAGGCTCGTATCGCTGCACTTGGCCCTGATGCTAAATCGATAGCCTTCAAAGCTGGTGCCTATCGTGAAGACTATGGTATGGAGGCTATCGGACAAACAATGTTATATGGTTGGTCGGTGTTCAACAAGCCAAACTTCCCCGAAGCACCAGAGGTGGAATTCACCCCTGATCCAGACTATAGCTTCGATCAAGACGATGCTAACTTTGGTTATGATCCTCGTCAAATGGTCTATGCTCAGTCAGAGGCAGAAGCCTTTGCAATGCGGACACAGATCGATTACGAAAACGCTCAGATGCAGATCATAAGTGATCAAGGTGCTGGGACTTGGGGAGCGGTCATAGGAAGTATGCTACAACCTCACGTAGCCCTCTCTATGGCATTAACTCCGGTGAGCCTACCCCTAGCCATAGGTACAGAGATGGGCCTTGAGGGAGCTTCTGAGGCACTCTTACATTCTCGTCAATTAACCCGCACAAAAACAGAGAGTGCGTTTCAGATTGTCTTTACTGGAGCTGCTGTCGGTATCCTTGGAGCTGGTAGCCGGATGCTGAGTAAGGAGCCGTATAAGCCTGACTCAAAACTGATCGATGATATCAACGAAGGTGCCTATGAAGGGGAGCTGGTTGTCGGCACTGGAGCTGACAGTGCATCCGCAATGCGTGCCGGATCAGACATCAGTGCAGCAGAGGACAAGTTGATCGGCGGTAAGCTGGCTGACACCTTTGCCATAGGGCAGATATCGAACCTTGTCAATAGCCCTGCCAGAATCTCACGCTGGGTTGCACAGAAGCTGGGTGACAACCCGTTCTTCACAGAAGCGCATAAGCTGGGTAAGACTCACGGTGTCACGGTTGAGGCATTCAACAAGGCAGCTATGGGTAAGACTGTCATTGCGGTAGAGAGAGCAGTACCTATGCAGAAAGCGTCAGGATTGAAAGCTGATGACTTCTATCATGAGGTCGGTGTAGCCATGTCGGGAGGTGATCGTCATCTCAACCCGAAGGTACAGGAAGCTGCGGAAATGTATCGAGCCGAAGTTGTTGGCCCGATTCGTGAGGCAGCAGAAAAGGTCGGCATGTTAGAAAGCTCTGCGAAGCTGCAAGGTAAACTTCTTGAGATCGAAACTCAGATTAAAGACATCATCAAAACAGGTGAAGCCGGAGCAGGTAGCAAGAAGATTGGAGATGCGGTTCGAGCAGACATGGCTAAGATTGAAGCTGCTGCCGACAAGACAACCGTCAAGCTGCAAAAGAAAGTTGATGCACTCGAAGCGAAGCTAGCTAAGACACGAGGTATCGGCCCTGATGGTAAGAAGAACACTGCTCCAGCATCGATGATCAAGCAACACAATGAGGCGCGTAAACTTCTGACCGCTCACAAGAAAACAATAGCGGAGTCCACTAAAGGTCAACGGGCAAAAATAGCTGCTATGAAAAAGCAGGACGCTACTCTCAAAGCCGCACGTAAGGCCAAGCGGGATATCAAATCAAAGCTGGCTACTGGTGGCACCTCTTTTGCAGAGTCGTACTTCCCTCGTATCTACAATCAGAATAAGATTCTGAAAAACTGGGATCGGTTAGCAAAGTTGATAGAAGAAACTTTCACTGCTGACGAAAAGATGATGAAGCAGTACGGTGCCGACAAGATCAATGAGATGGTCAAGGACACCATGGACAATATGATGATGGGTCGCTATCAGAATATGACTGTGAAGGGTGAGCCAAGTCCTACTCGCGCTCGTAGCCTTGCCATAATGGATGATGTGCTAGAAGACTTTCTTGAGAAGAATGCAACGGAAGCAATGCTCCGGTACACCCAGTCCATGCAACCGCACATTCTGTTTCGAGAGGTGTTCGAGAACCGCAGCCTTAGTGATCTGTTTGATGAGATCAGCGCAGAGTACAGGGTTATGCGTGAGAAGGAAGGCATAAGCGCGGATGAGCTTTCCGACCTATTCGCACAGGAAGGCAAGGACAAGACCAATCTGCAAACCATGTATGACCGCTTGACCAATCAAGTGCAGCGGTCAGTCAAGCCGCAGAGTCCTGTTATGAAAATATTGCAGACATCCAAGGTATTGAACACAGCGGCGATGTTAGGTGAGATCGTACTAACCAGCTTACCTGATCTCGCACGCCCGATCTCGCATTACGGTATGCGTAGCTTCGGCAAAGGCGTGTCGCGGATGGTCACTCAGTTCATGGAGGGGATAGATAGTGTCCACTCGATTCAGGCCAAGCGACTAGGTGCTGCACTCCAGCGAACACTCAACGAGAGGGCAGCACAATTCGCTGACAGCCTAGAGCCGCAAGGTAAGTGGACTCAGAAGACCCAAAAGGCTTGGAGCAGATGGTCAGGCTTTAACATGTATACCAATATAGTTGAATCGATATCCGCTCATGCAGCCATGGACTACACTCTCAGGGCAGCTAAAAAAGTTGCGTCGAAGCAACCTTTATCGGTAGCTGAGAAGAAACAAATTTCCCGCATGGGTCTGGACAGTGAAGATTTGCTTGCGATCTGGAATGAGTCAATGCAGACCATGGGAGCGCAAGAGAAGAATTTGAAGTACATGAATACTATGGCGTGGCAGGATGTAGGGCTGGCGAAACGGGTAGAGGCTGGTATAGGTTCTGACATCCATCGCACGATCATCCAGTCCGGTATTGGTGACAAGCCAGCATTCATGGACGACACAACGCTTTCCTGGTTATTCCAGTTCCAGACCTTTGCTATGCAAGCACAGAATAAGATTATTGTTGCTGGCTTACAGAATATGAATCGCCATACAGCAGAAGGGTTTGTGACTATGCTTGCACTGGGTGCAACCGTAGGCGGAATCAAGGCTACAATTCGTGGAGAGGACGTTTCAGAATGGACAGCGGATCAATGGGTGATGGAAGGTATTGACCGCTCCGGTATGTCTGGTGCTATGCGTGCGCCACTGAACATGTTAAGATGGACGCTAGCCACTTACGGTATACTTGACTCTGCACCCTCTCGATATATAGATCGGGAGCTGGAAGGGATATTCGCCCCTCCTGCTGCGGGTATGGCAGGAAACATAAGTCGTAGTGTAACTTCGGCAATAGAGGGAGACTTCGGAACTTCTGCTGAGAAGCTAGTGAAGACGTTGCCACTAAATAATTTATGGGGTGTGAGGAATACCCTGATGACTTTGGGAGACCAGTAAGATGACAGTTTCGACTACAACCAACAAGATTATATACAATGGTTTGATCGGGCAGACGATATTCGCCTATAACTTCCGTGTCGATCAAAAGGAAAACATGGAAGTGTATCTTGCTGGTACGATCATCCCTGACGGTGACTGGACAATTGACGGACTTGGTGATGCTGGGGGCGGTAACGTCACATTGAATGCCGCGCTCACTGTTGACCAGACGGTTACCCTGTTGAGGGATGTGTCTGAAACGCAAGAAGTTGATTATCAACCGTTCGACGCTTTCCCTGCTGAGACCCATGAGGGCGCACTTGATAAGCTGACCATGCTAGTCCAACAGATGCAGGAACAGGTTAGTCGATCTCCGCAGCTACCTGTAGATTCTACGCTGACTGATTACGACCTTGGCAATCCTGTTGCCGAGAAGCTCATCCAGTACAAGGCCGATCTGTCAGGACAGGAACCGTCGATCTACACAGTCCAGGAATTGATCGATAATAGCGGCGGCGATGAAATCCGCACAACTTCTCCTCCAAACCCAAAGTCAGGTGATGGTTGGTGGGATGCCGACACAGGTAAAGCCTACACATGGTACGAGGATGGAACGTCTGACCAGTGGGTCGAGCGGATACCAGTGCCGCAGTACAACGATGTGTTCGACGCCAAGCTCGATGGGTATGATGCTACTGGCCTGCATAAGGCATTTACGGGCGATCTTGATGATGTTACTACTAACTCTATGTACACCTCCGTTACTCAGGACATAACTAATCACCCAATAGAAGTGCCAAGCGATAATTCAACTGCTGTATTTATTCAAACATCGGCGTTTAATGTTAATTCTGCCATCCAACTTTTTTATATAATATCTTCTTCCACTACAGGTGTCCCATATCAACTATACTGGCGGTGGCGTTCGGGTGGAATATGGAATGCGTGGAAACTCGTAGTCGATGGCGGTGCGTTTACAGAGCGTCTGGCGGGGTATGATGATACGGGGCTGCATTCTCAATACATAGGTGATCTGAATGCCATACTGGTTAATTCAAATTACGTTATTCGCCCTAGTGATATCAGTAATCACCCTGTTGATTTTGTGGCGTGGGGGCATATCACTACTGATATGCACACTAACGCGAATAACGGCACTCAAACACTGGTTGGTATGCTGGGCGATGATAAGCTGAAAACCTGGCAGCGTAATCTCGATGGCACGGTATGGGATGCCTGGACGCTGATAATTAACGGCGCGGCTTAAACCAGGTGATCTGAATGACATCCAGCATAATTCAGTTCACCGATACGCTCCCCCCAATGTCACTAATGATCAAGCGCAGCCGGATGGAGTGGTTGATAGATACCTTGCTGGCTGCGCGTAGAAGAGCGTTGATAAACGATAAACGATAAACGAGGATATAGAGCAATGGCAATGAATTTTCCAGACTCACCAGTAGATGGTGAACAGAGTCAACAGTCCAACGGGGTTCTCTATAAGTGGAACGCATCGAAGACCCGCTGGGAGGTAATCTCAACCAACGTCAACGATACGTCCTTCGATCTGAAACTCGCTGGGTATAATGTTAATGGCACACACGTAAAGTATGACGCTGATCTTAACCTGATCGACTATGATTCTTTCTTCCACATCAATACATCATTAGCGACAAACTTCCCGATCGGCATGACGGGGCATGGGTTTGTACGGTCAGACGTAATGTTCGAAGCGAAAGATTACGTTACTCAAACGATGTACGGTGCAAACAGTACAAGCGTCTGGAAAATTTGGATGCGGAGTATGCAAGCTGGCGTCTGGGGCGACTGGAAACTCGTTATTGATGGCGGCGCATTCTCGCAGCGTTTGGCTGGTCTAAATGATGACGGTAATCACGTTAAATACAATGCTGATGTGAATGACATCGAGGACAACTCGGTCTATCATACCTCTAGCAGTGTCGCGACGAATCTTCCAGCGGATATGGACGGGCATGGGTTTATTCGGACAGACATATTTGAGGCTGATAAGGCTTATAGAACTCAGACTATCTACGGTAACACTGCAAATAATGAATTCAAGCAATGGATGCGGAGTATGCAAGCTGGCGTCTGGGGTGCATGGAAACTGGTTGTTGATGGTGAGCGACCACGTATCGGGTTTATCAATGGTGTGACTGGGGCATTAAGCAGGGGTAATGGCGGCGTAACTTGCGTAAGAGATAGCGCGGGCGTCTACACGCTGACTTTCGATCCGCCATTTGCAAACAACCTTTATAATGTTCAGGTCACGGCTGCTGATACTGGCAAAGTTGTAAGTGTCAGTTCTGGCCCTGCACCAGACACGCAACAGGTGTTTGTAACTGATCTGGTAGGTGCGCTTACTGACGGGGCTTTCGCGTTCAGCGTTAAGTCTAACGAATGAACCGCGAACCAGATGATGCACTGGAGGCACTGGGTACAGTGGTACTGATCGTTATCATTGTACTGGTTCTGACTGGGTGTACGGTTGTCTTCTGGTCAACCGGCACTGAGATAACGGATAAAGATAATGTCGGCCTAGTCGTTATCGATGCTGACGATTCAAAAAAGGGAGTAAAGAAATGACAATCTCAGATGAAGTTTTCAGAGTGACCGGACTGGGTAGTAATGATGGTCAGGCCGAACACTACGGTAGAACCACAAGCGAGTCGTTGGAGGATGCTGAACTGCGATTTGTGAATGCCCTGCTCACAACGAAGCAGGCACATGTCAACGATGCGTGGTTTCAGCTTGGTAAGGAACAAGTCTTTGCGTCAGCACAAATCAATGATATCAAACTAGAATACTGGGAAGGTCAGTAATGGCTAAGTTGAAAAAAGATGACACTGTGATAGTGATTTTTCCCTCTCACGTGGTCGGGGTAGTTGGTAGAGACGCGATAGTCAGGGAGCTTGCCGATGATAAGCGACCTTACTGGGAACTTGAAAATGTTGAAACTGGTACAACCTTTGTGGTGCCTATACCTGTCCTGATGCGGAGAGTTTAGATTTTGGACTTTGCCATTATGTCGCTACCCCGATCAGGTAGTCACATGCTCATGTCAGCTCTCCATAGCCACCCTGAAATAACAATGACAGGTGAGCTACGGATGAAGGAGAAGTTCCCGCTACCAGCCTCTGAGGGGCTTCTACGTGGATGTATCTGCCCTTCCTACAACCTGCCTGTCCCTGTAGGCATATCAGCAAGTACCCCTATCATATTCTTGCTACGTGACCTTCAAGATATAAACCGATCAAACTATCACCAGCATCTTGCCCCAGCTCCAGTCGAGGACATCACACCCCCTAAGTCGAGGCTGTCGTATCTATACAACAGGTTTGTGATGATGGAGGAGTTTATGGAGAGTCGCACAGCACCGAAGCTGGTGATATGGTATGACGAGTTATGTGGTAACAACGATGCGCGGATACTGCACCGATCAGCAGAGATATGTTATTTTCTAGGAGTACATGAGCAGCCATTGCGACCGCTCACATACAAACCTACTTAGAACTTATCGCTCGACCCGTAGATTAGGCCGATCACTAATACTAGGAATATAACTAGGCAATCCCAATTCTCTTTAATAAATTTCATGTTACCCCCAAAAAGTTGCGTCGAAGCAACTTATCCAATTAGACCTTTCATCCTATTCGACAGTCTGCGGACATCCTGCTTAAAGTTCAAACGTGCATTCTTTTCATTGGCACTACAGCTCTGTCCAGTGAATGCCCTAAAGTTGTTGCCAACATCGTCCGTGATGTGGCAACAGACATGACCCGCATGTTCGATTGTTATGCTGTTGCATGTAAAGCCTAGCCGTATGATAACCGCCTCGATACTTTTCAATCGTTTGCGTTGACCGCTCATGTTACTCCCCGTTACCCCCTGTTACTATCTCTGTAAGCTCATCGATACGGTTTCTGAGTATTGTGATCTCACCTCTGAAATCAATTTTCATTTGCTCCTGCTCTGCTTCAAGGCATATGATACGTTCTCTGTTACCAGCACCAATGCTGTTCACACCCTTCCCGTATTTAAGTTTCAAATCCATAGACGCAACTACACGACTAATCTTATCCTCGTTAGCTGGTCTGGATAGCACCATTTCGGCGTTGATTTTTTCTGCAAGTTCGTCTCGCTGAAATTTCAATACCCCGTCAACAGCTTCAAGTGATAATATGTATTTGATCATACGCGCATTGTCTTTGGGTGTGTAGTCTTTCTGTCCTGTTGTACTCATAATATTTCTCCGATATAGTTTATATAATTCCACGTTTCTTTCGTCCATACTCACGAATGAGTTCGCGGACTTCTGATTCAGTGGATCGTTTTACCTGTAACGCTGCCCTGACTAGCAAGTCAGTGGTATCGTCAACAAGGATGCGGTGAACCATCACGGTAGGACTGGTCTGCCCCTGCCGTGCGATTCGTGAATTGGATTGGTAGTACAGCTCGTAGCTCCAGTTTAGGCCGAACCAGATGACGTTGTGGCAGGCTGTCTGTAAGCGGTCAACACCGTGACCCATACTGGCAGGGTGAGCGATGATCATATCAAGGTTGCCGCTGTTCCAGTCAATGATAGCCTGATTGAAGTCACCATCGCTGGTCTTCGAGCTGATCCACTTGGCATCAGGGAACTGTTTCAATATTCGCTTGGCCTCATGTTGGTACTGGTAGAGCAACAACACTGGCTGTCCCTCCAGCTCATCAACCAGATCGATGAGGGCATCGAGCTTGACACTATGGATCAGCTCCCAGTCAGGTAAACCTGGATTAAGGTATACGCCACCACCAGCAAACTGGAGGCATCGATTGACAAGTGATGCGCGGTTGAAGATCGGGACATCGTGACCGCTCTCTAACTCGATCAACATCTCCCGCTCGATAGCATCGTATCGCTCCTGCATATCAGCGGGGAAGGTGAGCATGATGTCGTTCTCGATCATGTCCGGCATGGTGATGTAGTCTGAGGCTACGAGATCAATGGTGATGTCCGCTAGCTTCTCAGTGATCTGATCCTTGGAACTTTCAAAGGCTTTCCACTTCGTACCCATGTAGTCGGACAGGTAGAAGTAGGTAGAGCGGAATGTAGTGTGACTCTGACCTAACCGCTCTCCCCCATCGAGGCACAGGTACTGACCGAATAGATCGAGCATACCGTTTGGGGCAGGGGTGCCAGTCAGGTTGACCCGACGAGGTGCGTACTGCAATAGCTTGAGTGCAGCAGTGCCGCGCTTGACTCCCTGACGTATGCGGGTGTTCTTCATCTTCGAGCTTTCATCGAATACGATCATGTCCCATGGCGGGTACTTACCGTGAGTCAGGAAGCGATGCTCAACTTGAGTCTGGAGCCATGGAAGGTTCTCATAGTTGACGAGGTAGATATGAGCCTTGGTGCATAGCCCTCTGATCCGGCTACTGGGGTCTCCGGTGATGTAGGAGAACGTCAACTCCTTGGTATGCGACCACTTGGCTGATTCCTGCCTCCAGACGCTCTGTACGACTCGTAGCGGGGCGATCACTAGCACACCCTTGATACTGAATGAGTCAAAAAACAAGCTCTCTACGGCTGTTAGAACGCTTACCGTTTTACCCAATCCAGGATCAAGGTGAAGGGCAGAAGCAGGGTGTTCGATCATGTGTTGGACACATCGATTCTGGTACTCGTGCAGATCACTTCGCTGCATCATTAGTTTCTTTCTCCATTTTCTCTCTGCAAGGTTGGTGGTTCTTCATGAATGCGTACCGCTGTTTCATAACGGATTCCCATCTGTAGGTATGGGTTGCGCTTTTGATGACCATCATCGAACCGCATACACAGCGGATAATCATTTGTTTCTTACTCGTATTGACTTACGTAGTGCGCTTGTGAACTTATGCGGACAAGGGTCGTCATCTTCACTATTGATGATAATAGAATGCCACCCGTTGTGAACACCCTCGACAGGTTCTTCGTACCGCGCCATGCTGCGAAGCTCATCGTACAGCTTTGCTTTCTCTCGTGTGGTCAGTCTCATTTCCAACTTCTCCGGTTACGTTCTTCAAACAGTCGTTGTTCCTCTCCACTTGACACAACAGCCTTACTTATCAGACTGAGTGTGTGTTTCAAACCGTTACGTTCAACTCTCAAAGCCTCTATTGTACCCTGTTGTCTATCACGCGCTCGACCAAGAGAGTCTACTCTTTTGCGAAGTTCATGTATGACAATTTTGTACCCTGAGATTGTTTCTTTTTGATAATCGCTCATTCTTCCATCACCCACATTTTGAACCCATGGAGATCACGAATAACCTGTACCTCATGACCATGCTTCTCGAACTGCTCGATCATGCGTACCTGTATAGGTGACAGTCTGCCTGTTGCATTTTTGAACTCGACGAATACGATCTTACCGTTACGCGCCATGAATAATCTATCTGGCACTCCTGCATGTCCCGGACACGACATTTTCAATGACATCCATCCCTGACTCTCAGCGTACTTACGACACTCCCTTTCAATCTGCTTTTCACTTTTACCGCTCATTACATTCCCCATTGTGTAGCCATTGCGATTGCAAGGCCAGTTTTAGTTCTCGCTCGATCCATCCAGCGAGTCTCCGATGGTGCCATGTAGAAAGCTGCTTCTCTTTCACACCTTGGCAACTTCATCATCTCGTAGTATACATAGTCTGTTGCTTTGAGTGGCGGCAGA